AACTATTTGTATCAATAACTGTTATACTAAATCCTGAACTATTTTCAAATAAAGAATACACCAGGCCTCCGGGACTTCCATTTACATTTCTAAATACAACAGTGTCACTTGTTGATCTACCATGTGCAGGTTCTGTTACGGTTACTGTAGAAGATCCTGAAGTTAAACTTAAAGGATTACCAGGTAATAAATTTTCTGTAGCAGGTTCAGTTCTTGCAGGTCTTGCATTCATTAATCCCTGTGGATCACCTGTAAATCTAGTTGGTTGAATCTGTGGTTGTTTAGATTCAAATTCTGAAGAATGAACAAAACTTCCATTCCATTCAGTTAACATTTCTTTATAAGGAAACGCCATACCTGATCTATCTGATATTGCTTGAGCATATTTTCCTCTTGATAACTTTGCCATTAGACTCCTGGATAATAAGTTTTAGGTGTTATAAAAGAACTAGAAGAAGAACCATCTTCTTGTAATGCTCTATTTAATTCATCTTCATATAACATCTTTAACATTTGAATTCTATCTGGTGAATATTTAACAGCTAAATAATATGCAAGTCCAGCAATCATACATGGTACAAATCTATAAGGTACATCTGCATCGTTAGTATAGTCTCCGGCATCTTGTATTCTTTTTACATAATAGTAATTAAAAAACTTACCAGCTTGATCTGTTCCTGGAGTTAAATATAAAGTTACAGTTATCTTATCAATAAATCTTTGTACAAAATATTGTGTGGGTTGACCTGTAGAAGTTTTATTAGATAAAGCTTGATAAGTTGATCTATTTATTTTTGTAAGAGGTGTATCTACATTAGAAGAATTTCTAAAACTTGCTTCTAAAATATCATCAACACCATAAACAGCGGTAGCACTTGAAGTACCATCAGAAGTTGATCTAAACATTGTATATGTTGCTTGATCTGCAACTAATGTAATATTGTTGTTTGCAACTTCCCAATAATGCAAACCTCTATTAGCCCATTCTTGAAACATTATATTTAAAGAACGTCTTGCACCTTTTAATTGATATCCTGAAACACCTTCTATTCCAATTCTTTCATAAGCTTCTTCTACAATATCTGCAATAGAAAAACCTTTTTCAAAAATTGTAGTTCCAGAGGTTGTGTTAGCCATTTAGCCTCCTAGCCAGTATATCCGATAGTAACAGATCCTGTTCCAGTTACGTCTGCATAGATAGTATTTTCAAATCTAATTCCGTTTCCAGGTACATAAAGATCTAGTCCTTCGCTTCCAAAAGTAGATTCAAATATAATAGCTCCAGATGCAGTTGCTGCATCATAAAGTTTTATATTTGTAATACCTGTAGCTTGAATGTATGTAACTCTAGCAGGACCAATATTAGTAGATCCTCCTGAAGCAGTTTTTACCTGTCCGTCAGCTGTAAGTGTTGTAAATTTTTGGTCTGATGACATATTGTTTTCTCCTATTAAATTTATGTGGACCCGAAGGTCCACACTAAATTAATTATTACGCTATTGTTGCACCTTGAGTTGAACTTGCAATCCAACCAACAGTACTATTCCAAACTAAAGTAGCTGACTCTCCTACTGCATCGAAAGTAATTGTAGTTCCGTTTGCAAAAGTAGTTGGAGTTAAAGTTCCATCTCCACCATCAACAATCATATTAATGATTTTAATTTGACCTGAAGTTGTACCATCAGCTAAAGTTAATGCATTAGCTCCAGTAGTAGTTAACTCAGTTACTAAGTTAGTTAAATCAACTGCACCAGCACCAGATAAAGATTGAACTCCACCTGTAATAGATGCCCCGTAAGTGGCACTAACTGTAACAGCACCTGTAGTTGCGTTTTTTGTTATTTGTTCAAAACCGTTTTCCGATCGTACCGGTCCTGAAAATGTAGTATTTGCCATATTATTATCCTCCTAGTTTCCGAACATAGTCTCTAGGCCGTCGACTATACGCGTCTATGTTCTAATTATATTGTATAGTGAGTTTTTTATATACTAGTTTTGAGTAGAGTGCAAGAAGTCCTACAGTGCGGAGTGGAATTTTTCCAACGATGTAGCTTTTGTTTAAGTAGCTACTGAAACTTCAGGAGCAGAACCTTCAATACTGTTCTTTAAGTGAGCAATTCTAGCTTCTTCAAGCTTGATGTCTGTGATGATCTGTTTGACTTTGTCGTCAATTCTAACCATCTCAAGAGTGTATCTATCGTTAGACAGATGCTCCTGTTCCCACTTCAACTCCAAGGACCTTTTTTGTTTGTATAGGTCTTGTATCATCTATAACCTCCTCATAGGTTATTCTGTATTTATCGGAAGCAAATACTTTAGCTCCGATATGTTCCCATTTTATAACATTTTCTCCTAGTTTGTCAACTATGGCTTGTTCAAGGGAAACAGCATTATCTTCTGATAACACTTCAAATTTTGCATAATGATCGTAGGCATTTATTGTAACTGTAAATTTTTTCATGAAATTCCTTTCTACTTTCATAATGAGGCGGAACTGTGTCCGCCTCAAAATTTCTAATTATTATGCACCTGGTGATGCAAAAATACCTCTATAGTCAGATACACCAAATGAGTATCTTTCTCTAGCTTTGTATCTTACGTTACCAGTGTCAAAGTCACCTTCCATTGCAGTTTTGATAGCTGCTCTGTCAAAGTACTTCATACCGTTAGGCACGTCAGTGATAATGTAGAATGCATCTGGATCAGTTAAGAAATTGTTCACTCTATAACCTTGAGGAACCATTCCCATAGAAACGATTGCATTGATGTCATTATCAGCAGTACCAACTCTACCTTGAGATTTCATTAATCTCTCAGCAGTGAACTGAAGTTCAGAAGGGATAATCATTTTAACACCTCTTGCAGCAATTTTTAGACCTCTTTCGTCTGTCATTGCAGCAATGTCAATTAATGATTGCTCTAGTGAAGTTTCGTTCAAGTCAGAAGCCGTTGCTAATGTGTTTGATACAGTTCCACTTACAGTTGGGTGGTTAGTTGCAAATAATGCAGAACCATCACCTGAAGTGAATGTACCGAAACCATTAATTAAAGGGCTTACCGCTTTAACTTGTTTAGTGTTCGCCATAGATCTAGCTAATGCTTTTGTATATCTACTAGCAAGTCTGTCATACAAGTTATCCTCAATAGCTTCTTCAGTAATTGCAAAAGCAAGAGCCACAGTTTCATGTGTGTATCTTGCAGTGAAAGTTTCTTGAGCATTGTCAAAAACAACTCCACTTCCTTCTGCTTTAGTCTGAGCTTGAGCAAAACCTGATAACATAACTTCTTCTTCAAACGCTCTGTCTGAAGATTCAGTAGTATAGATTTCAGCATGCTGATTCTCGTAACGTTTATATTCAAGTCCAAATAGTGCATTTAGACCTGGTTCTAGTTCTTTAACTAGTTGTCCTCTACTTATGGCCATTATACTCCTACCGTTCCTTTCAAGAAGTGCTCGTTAATCATAACTACCAAATTAACATTAGCAGAACCTGCTGTGCTATTATTTGGATCGTTTGATATTGCAAGTACTCTTAGTTGTGCTGTTGCAGTTTTTAGATCAGAGTGATCTAATTCTACTTTTGATACATAGTCTGGTGAACTACCAGCTGCGTATACAATGTCAGCATTCATTCCGACGTCTGCTGCTGCAGTTGCGCCGTCTGATTGTATTTCAAACCTTTCGTAAGGGTCGTCAGAAACGAATCCTACGATATCTGTTGCAGTGTTACTTGCATTCAGATGGTTCGCCCATGTTGGTTTACTAGTAGAAGCGTCAGTATAGAAAACACCATTTAGTGATCCTAATAACGTATCTGTAGCTGCTGCAACTGTAATTGTACCAGTGGCTGCCATTTCGACAGGGTCCCATTGATAAATAGCAGTCGCGCTTGCCGCAATACTATATTCGGATAAACCTTGGTTGTCTCTATTCTGGCCAACTTTACCTATAGCTTTTAAACCAAAAGCTGCGTCTGTGTTTGCCATTATATTTTCTCCTTATGTGAGCTACCCTTGCGGGCCTCCACTCACGGGTTAGTTTATCCAGTGGTCTTAGTAATCGTTAAAAAATTAACTTTTCTTTGAACCACCGAAGGTTACACGAGTCTGTCGATCAATATTGATCGGCATACTTGGATGCTGTTCCTTCATAAGATCGTTGTCTACTGCTTCAACGTTGTCCTGACCTTGTTTAACATAATAGTCAGTTCGTTGTTCTGCAATCTCTTCCGGTACCCTAGCCAGCACTAGGCCTCCTACTCCGATTACCCCTTTGTATTTTCCATCATCCACAATTGGAAATTCAGAATCTGGATATTCATCAGCTCTTACAAGCTCGTATCCGGATCTAAGTCTTCCTGCAACGTTTTTAGTGTCTTGGAATCCCATAGATTCTACTCTGATCCATCTGTGTTTAAAACCTGTTGGTGCAGGGGGTGCATCTAAAGATGAAGGTGGAGTCCAAACTTTTTTCTTTTGAGTTTTTTCTCTTGTTTGACTCGCACGGGATGCTCTTTTGTCATTATTATTTTCCATATGCTTATGCCTCCTTCGTGATTTTTAATTGTTTCGCATATTCTTCTAGTGGCACACCTAATTTTTTAGCGATTGCTACCTGTGATGATGTGAGTCTCACAGTCTTGCGACCAGTGTTTGTACTTCGCTTCGCACTAGCTACTGTTTGTACGGGTTTGGTCGTTTCCCCTTTATCTGATGTATTTGTATCAAATTTGTGGGGGAATTCAAGTCTTATTCTTTTATCTATTTCAGAATAGTACTCATCAGATTGAGGATCATAACCTTCTTCCTCTGTAAGCTTCTTATGTAGATCAAAAGCGGTATAAGTCATAGCATTATCTTGACCAAACCAAGCATTTCTAGATGCCCATGTTTCAGCTTTAGGATCTGGTGTTCCCTGTGCCGCTTGCTGTCTATTTAAG